TAAGAGTTGAAATACATTCATAAAGTTCTTCTTTATTATCGTCAACTTCATAACCAAAGTTAATTTTTTCAACTAATCTATTATTGGCTTCAATAATATCTTTTTTATCAAACTTAGAAAATAAATCTATATTTTCTTTTACAAATAGATTGGCTTTGGTAGCATCCGATTCTATTTTTTGTTCAATATTGGTATAAACCAAAAATTGTGTTTTAAGAATTTCATTTTCTTTTAAAGATTTTACGTAGTCCTTAAACAACTCTTTTTTTGATATATCCTTTGAGATAACGCTTTCAGCCAAAAGTGTATTGTAAAGATTTTTTATATGACCGAAATTTTTTGATATTTGGGCTAAATTTGCCATGGTTTCTATTTAATTAATAAATATTGTTATTTATAGTAAAAATTGATTATTCGTCTAACATTTTATCAATATCACTAATCATTTCGTCAATGTCCTTATTAACTCTAACGTTTTTGTCATATATTTTTACCTTTTCTTCTTTTTGAACAATAGTTGGTTTTATTGACTCCACCAATCTATCAATAAATTTGTCTTGATATTTTTTGTTTCTTTCATTTAGTTTCTTACCCAAAACAACTTTTTGTTCTTTCAAAAGTTTGTTAATTTTTTTAACGGATTCTGTAACTTCTGTTGCGGCAGTTTCTTCAGCACCAGCTTCAGTAGCTTCTTCACCTGCACCAGCTACTTCAGCACCAGTTTCTGCTTCACCACCAGCCTCAGTAGCAGCTTCACTTTCAGCACCTTCTACATCACCAAAATCTAAATCTTCGCCTCCACCGCCTCCACCACCAAAAGCTCCACCTAGACCACCAGCACTACCACTAGATTCACTACCTCCTCCAGATTCACCACCAGCTCCTTCACCACCACCTTTAAGTGCTACATCCATGTCACCATATATTCTGTCAACAATATCAAACATACCAGTATGTTTAATTACATTAGCAGAATTAGCCAATTCAGCAGCTGCTGCTTTTTCCATGCGTTGTTCAAGCAAGTCTTCTTTAATGTCATCATCAGACATACCCAATATTTCTCGCTTAGCACGAGTCATTGACATAGCACCAAAACCATTACCAGCATCACTAACAGAGTCTTTATAAAGTGTGACTTTAGCTTGTGTGTGCTCAACTTTAAGCATTTCAGCTTGAGTAGATGGATTGTTAAGTGTTAATGTAAAATTATCAAAATCTTCTTCAAACCCTAGTAAATATAAATGAATAATCGCAATCTTATTAAGCTCTTGAAGCATTGATTGTTGGATTCTATTAATAGTTCTAGAAAAACGAATATCTTGTAGTGCAAGATTTTTACCGTCACCAGCTGTTTCATCAAACCCTAAGAATGGTTTTGGAACACGCAAAGCTGTAAATAAATTGTTTCTCAAATATTCAATATCTGCTATTTGGTCTAAGTTGCTAGCTCCTGGAAGCGTATCAATAGGATTTGGTGAATCTTCAGTACGAACAGGTATAAAGAAATCTTGGTCATTAGATAATTGATTATATCTGAGGTCCATTTGACCAGTTTGTGGGTCAACAATTGGAGTACGTTTAAATCTATCAGCAATTTCGTTTACATATGCTGGAACATCAGCATCATCAATATTACCAACATAAATCTTATACACACGTCTTTCTGGAGCACGGGTTACACGATAAACTAACATTGAGTCTTCAGATAAAATTAATTGTTTCCAAATACGTCTTGCTTTTTCTAAAACAGAGGTTCCGTAAGGCAGTCTTCTATCATCCCCTAATAAACGGAAGTGAGCTATTTGCCATGAATTAAATTCAACGTCACGACCTCTCCAATAAAATTTTGTTTTGTCACCACTATCCACTTGACTATTTGGTGTTTCACGACCAGTAATCATATCAAATAAACCACTTTCTCTACGTTCCATTTCATAATTAGGCATTTGTTTAGCGCTTAATATACCATACTTTTCGTCAATATTTAAATAACAAAAATTATCACCATACTTGCATGTGTTTCTAGTCCACATAGGTAAAGATGTATGTATATCTAACCTATTATAGAATAAATCTTCTAAAATACCTTTAACACGATTACTGTCAGAATATACATTTAACATTTTTCCTTTTTCATTTAAAGTTGTTGATTCTTCCATCATTATATCTAATGCAGCGGCAATTGTTGGATAAAATTCCATAGCTTCAAAATCTGAATAGGAGCCAATACGAGTTGTTTCATAGTTTATTGATTGTTGAAAAAGACCACTCTCAACCTTTTTCCACATTTGAGACAAATATTTGTTTTGTTGAGCTTGTAATTTTTCTTTTTCATATTCAGCTCTATTATTAGTTTTTAACAATACATCACCATTGATATTAAATCTTTGAGTTGAAGTTTGTTGTTTAGGTGTTGCTTTTATAGAATCTGGGCTAAGAACTTTACCTAGTCTTTGAAATATTGTTAAATTTTTATTATCTGCCATAAATTAATTTTTTTATAATTATAGTATTTTTTACCAAAAAATAAATGTTATTGAACGTAATCACACTCGACATAAGCCGAATGCTGTTGTTCATAGTTAACAACTGTTATATTATATACGTAAGTTGTAATCCAATCTTGCCCTTGCGACCCAGCAGTTGCATTACAAAAAGTTGGATTTGAATTACCACCACTACTTTTAGACTTATTGGCTTGATTAGGTACGTAGGTTGTGCATCCAGGGGACCACGTGTAAAGTTGTGGTAAATAACCTTTACGTACAAATGTTCTTTTACAATTATCTCTTTTTGGTAACATATTATTTTATTTTTTTGACACACCAAATAACCATGAATATTGACCAGTCGGGTCTTGCATATTTCTGCTTACTATAGGACTTATATTTGGCTTATTTTTTTTATTTTCACCACCAATCCAATTACTTACGACAGTTGGTTTTTCTTTTACTTGTGTTGTTTGATTAAATGTCGATGTAGTTGTAATACTCTTTGTTGGTGCACCAACAACCCAACTACTTAACATTGCTTTGTTTTGCTTCTCCAACCTTTCAAGGTTTTTAAAAGAATGTTCAACAACCCATAAACACATAGCCAATGCCATAAGCAAATCATCATGATAACCATCCATATGGTCTGGTCTACCATTTTTGTAAATGAAAGTTTTCATTTCTGATGTCATTCTTGTTGAACGTACCTTAATAGCATCAGTTCTAATCTTAAATTCTAAGTTAGAAACCATTGGTAAACGAACTGATGTTGCATGAAACCCTGGCATCTTATTATCTTTGTTATAATTTGTAAGTTCTCTTTGTTTAGATGACAATATTTTTCCATTCTGATTATCATAATGCAATCTCTTATAACCAAATTCCAATAATTTAAGAATAGTAGAAACACCCATACCACCAGTAGCATCAATCACAGTATAAGCTTTATATAAATCCCCATATTCCTCAATTATTTGTGCTAATAAATCTGGTTGAATTTTACCTTGATACTCAACCACTTGTTCCATGGTTGTAAAATCTAATATAACCATCGTAGATGAGTCTTCCCCATCACCCCTAGAAACATCGCTACCTAAAATATATTGATGACCTTCTTGTGGTTCCTCCCATATCAAAATATCACCATCTGGTCCAGCTGTATACAATGGTTCCCTAATGTTAAATTTATTTTGATGTTCAATATATTGTTCATCAATAACATTTCCACCAGAACCAATAAATGATACATCCAATTCTTGTGCAATCATTTTAGCATCGTTATTCATACCACGACACATTTCCTCATACCATGATGACGTTGGTTTCCAACCATCTGCTATTTTTTTCTCATAAGAATAAAATGTAAATTCAACTTCGTGCTCTGTTATCTCATCTTTAATCCAACGCAAATCTTTGTTATAACGCAAGTCTTCATACCATTTCATCTCAATTATATTGAAATTATTATCTTTTTTTCTAGCTTGGTCATATGTTTTATAATATAAAGCGTCCATACCACGTGGTGTAGAAATCAATGTAGCTTTACCACCAGTACCCAATGCAGTTAATGCAGCACCGAATACTTCAGCTCCGTTATCAATATAAGCAGCTTCATCCATAACAAGATACGTAGGTGTGAAACCACGCAAAGCATCTTTAGATGTTGCAACCGCTTTAACACGACTACCATTAGGTAGCTTTATTTCTTTTTTGGAATCTGTAAGGAAAATACTTTTTTCCTCATTTTTTGTTGTCCCATAATAATCGGAACCCCAAACCCATCTAGGTAATTGTGAAAGAAAATCTTTAATTTTAGCCAAAAATTCAAAAGCT